GAGTGCCATTAGGGCGCCAGTTCCAGGCGGGATCTAAGCCGAAACTAGGTACGACTCCCTCAGGCCGCTCATGCGAGAGGGCCAACCAAATAGCCATGGGACTTCTGAATCGACACACAACACCAAATTGTTACCCAGGTGACACAAAACACATATAGAGAAGAAGAAACCTACTCTTCAGTCACATAGGTGACAGCGTTTTTCTTTGCAGTGCGGATCGAACCGTTTATCTTAATCACAGATCATCGCACTACAGTCATAAGCTTATTAACCCAAGGAAGGTGAAGACATGTCGTTACTCGGCGAGGTTACAAAATATTGGATGGATGGTACGGCACGGTCACTCGAAGGCGGAAACGTAAGAGTTGCGTCACGCCGGTGTTGATGCTATCGCCAATGGTGAGGACCAGCCCGTCGATGATGCCGGTGCTGTGCAGAGCCCCCTCCTCAACCGTGTAGCCCGACTCGTTCTCCCTCAGCACCGCTGCCACTTCTAAGTCTAAGTGTGGCACTGAGATGTCCCAGCCGTAGCCACCGCGTTGTCCACGTGTAAGCTTGAGCTTAGGTATATCGGTTTTCATTTGTATTTCATTCATTTTTTACTACTCCTCTCAGTCTCTTAATCTCTTTTTGTAATTCTATTTGTGCCAGAGCTTGAGTATAAAGTTGATGTCTCATAAATAATTCGGTGTGAGGTAAGAATATCGTCTCAATAGACATTCTAATAACTACTTTGTCTACAGAACTTTTTGGATTTAGTTCATAGAAATAATTATTATCCATTAATACGCTGTAATACTTAACAAGGGTTTGTATTTTTTCTTGCTTAGTAAATCCTAACAAAGCACATGCGCCCTTGTAAACTTCAGCAGGTGAAGGTGTTGCTGGTTTTATGTTATAAGTATATCCTAAGAAAGCATGAAGCCACGCTCTCATATCTTTCTCCAATGATTCCTTTTGGTCATCTGAATAAGTTGACATATCATTCAAGAAATCCATTGCGTTCCTATCACTTACTTTCTTCNCCATATCCCGCCTCCATCTTTATATATTAATCCTTCATTTCTTAATTCNATGAGCACTGGTTTGATGTTATCTGTAAAGTGTAGCTGTAAATCATCTGTCTCGAGTGGTGCTTTTTCTACTTGCTCCAAAACTAATTGAGATACTTTTGAAGTCTTGCTTTCACTATCTATATTTTCAACAACATAATTTATTTCTCCAATGGTTTCAAGGAAACCCATATAATATTCAATAGCATCTTTTGCGTCTTGTGGTGAAACAATGTCTCTTAAGTGAAGCTTAGCTATTGAAGCTGACAATCTTAGAATTGTGTTAAGTCTTCGAGGCATTATATTAACATTCAAATTTTCTATTTCTTCTGAAACTACTTCAAGAACATCTGAGTCTACTCTGACTTCTGTTATTGTTCTAACAACTTCGTAAAAGTTTTGAATATCCTCAGTAGGAATTATTTTAGCAGTTGGTGATTTAAGCCACTCAGTTAATACAGCTCTACCAGTTGTTCCTGTTCGGATTACGATTATAATGTCACATCTGTCTATGATTGGAGTTCTCTTACCACCATGCTTATCAATTTCTTTCTTAAGTTGTTCAAGACAGTCTGAACTTATTTCGTTAATATTATTAGCAGTCATAAACACAACAGTTCTTGAAGGGAACTGAACATTTAATCCTGCTTTACTGTAAGTTAAAGTCTTACTTTCTAATGGCTCTAATAAACTTTGAAAGGTTCCTGGAGCAAATTTGTCGAGCTCATCAATAAGACACACTCGCGTATCATTAAGTGGAATAATACCTGCTCTAACACTTCGGGTTTCTGAATCATACGCTGCAGTCAATCCTCGAGCCGAAGTATTACCCGCTTGTCCTTTTGAAAGTCTGTGACTACATAGTGAAACTATCCGTTGACACACCACAGTCTTAGCTGTTCCTTCTACTCCCCAGAAAAGAACATTAAGAATTCCTCTCTCCTCCTGCCAAACTCCCTTCTTAAATATTTTAAGTTTCTGTAAATTAATACTGCCCATTCCTAATACGAGGGCCGCTTTAACATTTTCAATTCCAGCTATATCAGAATAAAGAGAATTAGATATTGAACTTACAATTTCTTTGGTTGTCATCTCTGATATAACTCTTGCTCGGTCAACATCAAGTGATGGTTCTTTTTCTATCTCAACTCCTACTGCGAGATAATTAACCGCAGAGGTAGGTGAGCCTCGTATATTCATTGAGAACTTATCAGATAATTTAAACATTACAACATTTTGTTCAAGTGCAGGACTCGTTGATGGATTCCATAACTCAGCGTGTATTAACATTGTAAGTCTATCTTGGTCTTTAGTTTCTAACGTAATTTCTCGAACAGGGATAGTCAAATTCTTAATCTTCTTTACTGACGCTGAACAATAAGGACAGAAATCTACATCATTAGCTGGATCCGTTTCTATTGTGATGTGTTCTTCTTTCTTTTCACATCGATACAATCTACCTAATTTTAACTCTCTTACTTGAGAATGTCCTGTTATCCACCCTTTAACTTTACACAATCCATTACGTAAATAATCGGAAGACAATCCTTTCTTCGGAACTTTAAAGAAGATAGGTAATAACGAGTTCGGGTCTTGTAGTTCTTCCATATTAGCAACTAACACTTCTGCTAACTTCAAGTAGGCATCTTCGCCTTTGGTTTTTAAAAGATTAACAAGGTCCTCATCTAATCCTTTTAAATCTATGAATATCTTTCCATCTTTTTCTTTGAATGATTTAATATTTCTTTCTACTTTTTCATATATTGTTTCGTTCTCTCTTATCCTGGCTTCTTGATTTTCTAAAAAGTTTTGAATAGATTCGTCCCACTTGTTAAGAAGTGCAACGCCTTCATCAATAACCTCTATTTTCTTTCCTTTCTTTCCGCTTGTTCCACTGGTTTTAATTACTCCTTTCTGGACTTCTAGTTGTTGTTTAATATTTCGATGGCATATCGAGAGAGTGTAATTCTTTCCTTCAAGCTTATTATTATACCATCTAAGTATATCATCCTCATACGAATGGTCAGAAGACGCAAGCCAGTGTTGTACCTCATAAGTATTTGTGAATTGCTGACTGACCTTTAAAAGCAAGAGTTGATATGGAGTAATCTTTTCTTTGTGACAGAAATTAGTCACAAGTCTTCTATGTTTATTCATCAATTCTACTTCATAGTTCAGACTGTTCGTCATTATCTTCCTCCGCACGAATTATACGGCTCACTGGAATATATTCAATTCTACCGTTTCTAGTATTTTCGAATTGTAGTAAGCCATCCTTTAAACTTTTAAAAATAAATACTTTTCTTTGACTTCTACCTAAGTCGTCAAATACTACAACATACCTTTTTCCTACTTCCATTATAATTCCATGCCGTAGATTACTAAAAATAATCTTAGTATTTAAATATGTTGTAGTATCTTAAAAGTTGTTTTTACACAATCTGTTTAGTTGATTATATAATTAAATTTTAATAGAGCGAGACAATAATAAATTATGCCACAGTGGGTCAATCCTCCGTTTAAAATAAAGAGAACTCAACGTAAAGTTATTGCGTGGGATTTTGAAAAAAAGAAATTTGTTTCTGTTATTAATTAATAATTTCAATATCACATAAAAGAGAGTACTCTTTCAGTATATGCTTTTCAATTTTACGACCTATCTGTTTCAATTTGAAAGCATCAAGCTCTTTTGACATTAAGGGTGTTGCTACTCTTATTTTATCTAATACTATTTTCATTCCTTCACCGCTAATAACTCATAATGTTCTGCTCCAGTTGGCTTGTTTCTCCAAATAGCGACAGAACCCCATTTATTAAGAACTCTAAGTTCTTCTTTTGTTATGTTCATTTCTCTACCTCAACATTAAGTTCTTTAAGTTTTGTTTTGTTTTTCATTATTATATTTGAGACCTTTGAGACTAAACGCTATGCTTAGCTGAAGTTGAAGTATCAAGTTTTTGTCTGTACCTGAAATAAGATGCTCTCGACATACCTGTTTCACTAATAAACACCTCTATTTTCTCTTTTTCTGACCTAACTTCTTCTTGTAGTTCTTTTACTAATTGAAGATGAGGATTTACTTCTATTTGTTTCAGAGATATTTTTTTCCAATCTCCACCTGAGTGTTTTCTAATCTCATTTATTACAATAGGCAATCTAAGATTTAAATTAGGTGTAGCTTTGTCTGTATTCTTTTTAATGAAATCAAATACTTCTTGTGGAATTTTGAGAACATTACATAGATGAGCAACCATCTCTAACTTTTCTGAGTAGTTGAACTTCATTTCGTATTTGAATATTCTACTCATTAAAGGTTCTAACTCTGATGGGAGTTTATTCAAACACCATATAATCTTACCTTTGAATTCAAAAGACTTAGGAACTTTAAGCTTTCCAGTAGAACTATGATAGTTAACAATTCGTGGGCTATCTTCAGATATACTCCACAAACCTGCGAATAGAATTCCTTTGGCTATATCATTATCAAGAAGTTTAAGCAAGTCATCAAGTATTACTATCTTATCATTATTGTGGTATAAGAATTTATAAAATTCTAAGGGAGTAGCATAGCTACTTAGTATAGCAAAATCTTCATTAGGTTTCTTATCAAACTCTTGTAATATTTTGTTAACCTGATAAGTTTTACCAAGTCCTGCTTCACCTAAAATCATTAATCCATTAATATTGCCTTGAACAAGAGAACGCATCAAACATCTTAGTTGAACATAGTATTTGTCCAAATCCTTATCCTTCGTAGATAAGATTGTTTGGATTGCTTCTGTTTCTTTTTCTCTTGCTTCTNGCTCAACACTTCGGAGATATTCTTGAAATTTAATTTCGTTTTCTTCGATAGTATCTTTGATTGTTTCAATATCATCATGTTTTTCAAGTGCTTTATTATNCTCAACAAAGTTATCATAGTTCTCATTAGTATTTAACTTTTCGTCAAATCCTGCACGATANTCTAAGGTCTGAATATCTATATCGTTTTTCTTAGCCCAACTTCTAATTCGNCTATTATAGTTATAATAATTAGAACTTCCATACTTTAATCTTCCTGTTGTAGTATTACCACCTAGAGTTTTCATGCTAATATCCTTTTGAAAGTAGGTTGGAAATATTTACCTGCTTCTGTCTTGCGTAGGTATTGTATTTCTACTTTAATTTCTTCTCCTTCATCAATTCGTTGTTTTACTGAAAGATGTTGCTGTCCATTACAAGCAACTCTTACTAAATCATTAAATAATGTAATTCCAGTCGGGTGTGTTTCGTAGTTTCTGAATAGTATTGTGGCTTCTTTCCTATGAGCAAACTTTAACCATCTATCTCCTCGTTTTCCTATATACTGAGCATCACTAATCTTAGCCATAAATCCTTCTAATCCAACAGTANTTTTATATGCTGTATCAAAATCCTTATGACTTTCTGATATGAATAGTGAGGAATGTTGGAGAAATTGGAAGAATGTGTGTTTAGCTTCACGAATTCCAAAGTTCTCCAAATAATTCCTGCGTATGTGTTGAGGTAGTCGCCTCAAGTCTTCTCCATCAAGAGAGATGATGTCAAAGATTATGATTTTAGCATTAGACCAATTTTCTTTACGCATTATTAAATCCAACCGTGTTCTGCCTAACTCATCAAAGACTACAAGCTCACAATCCAGTATGCCTTCTTTAAAGGGCATCTTTATCTCCTTTAAGTGAGGGAATTTATCTAAATTGTCTATGCTTCGTCTGGTTGATAATGATGTTATTTTATAATTACTGACAACAACAAAGTTTCGAGTGCCGTCATATTTAGTATCAAAAAAATATGCGAAAGAAGGATTTAATTCCTTCTTATTCGCAAGTTCAAACGAGGTTGTGTTTAACAACATTTTTTACCCCCTCGTTTTGTGTTGGCGTTTGTATCTGCTTCAATTTAGCAAGTAGAGGATTTACAAGTTGTTCTCTGCCTCGTGGTTTCGGTGTAGCAACTAAGTTGTTCTCGGTATAGATGTCGCTGTTCTCCCATTTAATTAAATCTGTATTAAAGAAAGTAGTAATAGCTTCAATCATTTCTTTATTGGTTTGTCTATCAAAAGGAATAGTAAGTTCTATCATTTCTGATGGTCTGCGTAATACAGACAAAAATAATCTACCTTGTTCAGTATAAACATAAGCTTGTCTTTCAATTCCTTTAATCATAGTGAAAGGGATTAAAGGTAAAACCATACTATTAGCACTCAAATACTCTGTCATTACGGCAAGTTGTAAGTTATCACTATCAGTTTTGCCTAAGATTTCGTATGTTGCGTAAGCTCTGGGTATATAATCATTATAATATTGGTCGATTGCTATTGGTTTTGCTGTTATTAATCTCTTGTTCGCATTTACTTCAGCTACTTCAACCTCAGTATTCTTTACTGTTTTTATTTCTTCTTTAGGAATTATCTTATCACAAGTAGAACAATAGTTCTTGTATTGTCTTTTAGTTCCACAAACCTCATGTAAGTATTCAGTTTTAGTTGTTCGATTTATTATTGTGTTGCTAATTCGTATCTGAATATTGACACCATTTAATTCTAATTCTTTATTATAAGCCATTACTCCACTAACCTCAAACAGTCATTGTAGTCGGCATTACATTTAGCATAATTCCATAAGACTTCACATCTACCATCAATTAGTTTATCCATCTTAAATTGGATTAAACCAATGTCCTCTCGTAAATGTTCAATCTCTCTTTCATAATCTCTATACATTTCTAAGTCGGATATATTTCGTTTAGCAATCCTTCTATCTTCTTTATCTGTATCGGCTTGTAATTCTAATATTTCATTAATCATTACGAGCCTCCTTTAAATCATCAGCATAACTCTCAGCTTTTGAGATATTATCATTTAAACAACACTCCTCAAAGAACTTCCATTTCTCCTCATCAGAGAGTTTAGGATTTTCTTCCACTTTAATACAATCATCACATACTTCACTATGCTCGAATATCTCGTGTTTTCCCATTTAATTGATTGACCTCAGCTTCAAAAGAAAGTTATATTGAGTTTGTATCCTACTTAAAACTTTTTTATCTCCAATCTGACTAACAGTCTGGAAAAATGCCTCGTATTGCTTCGGATTTTTTAAAAAGTATGCTGTGTTTTGTCTGTAATAATATTCTATGCCTTCAGCTCTAATATCTTTATAATCTCTCATCACGATTTAATAAACGCAAGAGTTCTTTATAATAATTTTGTTGTAATTGTTGAGTAGTAATTATTTAAGTGGTTTCATGAACTTTTTAAAGTAAAGTCCATACATTGTTTGACAATCTGAACAATAAAAGTAATTATCTATTTTAATCCAACCTTTACTTAATGGAGAGTTATAAACTGCTTTAAATTTATGTTCTCTATTCTCTGGGCAGACTACTGATTTCCCTCTCATCTTTTAACTCCACGACCAAATAGATTTCCTTTAAATAGTTGAATTATTTTTGATTTCTTCTTTTTAGGTGTCTTTTTAGTCTTTTTAGGTGTCTTTTTAGTCTTTTCAGTAGTTTTAATGGTTTCTTTTCGTGTTGGTGGTGTTTTTCTTTTACTTGGTAAAATTGTTATAATTGAAACTATGAATTTCTTTTCTTCATCACTCATTGAATCCCACCAATCTCCAAAAGCTTCTTGAATTTTTTGATAATCCTCAAATTCAACCAATGAAAGATTTATATCTAACTCTATAAGCTTAATATGTTCGTTTGGGATTGACCTTGAGCTATTACTCCCTCGAAATCCACCCATCATGCTATTTAATCCCATTTAATTATTTACCTCGTCATTATTGAAATGGTTGTATTTTCTAGCTAGATAACCACTAAGATAAGCAAAAAGTTCTAATCTTGAATTAAACATTTTTTGTTCAATTATACAATAAGGTTCTTTCTTTTCAAATATTGATATTGAGTAGTTTCCTCGAATATCTTGCTTTCCGAATTGGATTAATCCTATACAATCTTTAAAGCTCGTAGAAAAATGATTTATAAGGTGTTTTTCTCTCTGAACATCTTTTCCATATCTCATATTAACTAATTCTGTTTTAATCATCGTTTAACCCCCCATTTATCATCGAATTGACTATATTTCTTCATTATGATTAAAACTTTATCTCTGTTTAATCCTGTGATATCAATAACGCCTTTAATGTCAAACATATTAATACAACCTTCTTTTTGTAAATCAACATAATTCAAAAAGTCTTTTTTTGTGATTGTAGTCATTGTTTGACCTCGCAATACTTTGAAACGCATTTATTATGGCTTATATTACTCCAATACCCACACTTTGAACATGTATATAATGAGCCACCNGCCCAAACGCCTTTAATTATTGTATCGATTTGTTGAGTTTTCATTTTAATAACCTCGCTGTTCTTCTCTCTTGTCTTTCAACTATTTTAATACATTTATCAATATGTTTCATAATATCCTTATATGAGTTCTTTTCTTCTTTTGCTTCTTCTTTTCTTATTTCCATTTCTTTTTTATTGCCTTTAATTCGTTTAACCATGAATTTTTCTAAGAGTGTTAAAACTTCTTCTTTTGTTCTCATTTTTTAACCTCTTTAAATTCTGCGTCTGCTACGCCTTGAGCGTCAGATGTTGTTAATCCTTCTTTTTCGAGTTCTAAAACTCTTTTATGATATTGACTGCCGTAATCTCGGTTTAAACTCATTTTTTAACCTCTATTATCTCGGCAGAGTCGAAACTTGCGATATGTTCGCAGTAGTCAAAACATTCTTCCTCAATATACTTTAATGCTTCTTTCTCTGAATTGGCTTTAATCCAACATGTTATATTAACATTAACGCTCATATGATATTGTTTCATTTTAACGACTTCTCCCAACCCTCATATCTGGCTTTAATCATAGCCTTTTCTTTTTCGTTAATTAATTGAGTGATATCCTCTTGAATTCTCTTTAAATCTTTAAGTGAGGTTGAGATATCATATCTGAGATTAATCATTATACCCACTCTCCTTTAATTTATCTTTTGTTTTCATTTTGTTCTCATCACTAAGAGAGTTATGACTCTCTTGTTATAGTATAGTAGGTAGAGTATATAAGGGTTTCTATATTGATTATCATTGAGGAGTAGTGACAAATATCCTATTTTCTTTTTGATATCAAGAAAGATAAATATTAATTATTATTATATTATTATTCATGTTAGTTTTATGTTAGTCCTATGTTAGTATTATGTAGAGTTATTGACATAGAAGTAACATAAATAAAAAAACAACATAGAACTAAAAAAGTTAAGACAAAGGTTTATTCACTACTCCAGAGTGATAACTTTTTTTATTTGTCTTCCGAAAAATCGATTGGGAGTAAATTCATTAAATATAGAGAGACCCTTTTGAAACCGCCAGAGAATTTTCAGTATTTGCGTCTACGTCTTGGAGGGTCAATATGCTTTTCCCAGTCTTGCTCTCTGCATGAACGGCAATACTTCTTTTTAAATGGAGTTAGCCACTTATCTCCACACCACTTACATACACTATATAATCTCAGAATCTTTTTGTACATCTAATTCCTTCTTTGCTTTTTCAAGTTCTAACTTCTTATCACCGTGACACCAGTCAGCTAGTGTCTCTAACAGTTTATCAAATTCAAGGATAACATAAACCTTCCCTCTATCTTCCTTAATGACTTGCCAATCTACATGCTCACTTGGTTTCAAATATTTCGCAAGAGATTTTCTACATTTAGCTTGTATCTTAAAATCATCAACTACAACATCTACTTCGGAGTGCATTCCTAAAGAACGCCCATCTGAAGCCCATGCTCGTTTAGAAGCGAATCCACGGAGTTGAGCTATCTTTACAATTAATCTTTCAAAACGACTACCCTTTCTTTTCTGCCAACTCATTCCTTATCTAACTCCTGACATTCTTTATCTAACTCCCGCAGTTCTCCTATCTTTCTTAAAAAGATATTCATCTTCTCACTTTTTTTGTTTGGTACTCTCGACCAACCAGTTTTAGTACATCTCAAACAAACACGACTCGCGCGCATATCTGTCCTGTATATAGAACTGCAGCGTCTACACTTTCTTATTTTTTCCATATATCTTTTCCAGACTTAAAACCTTCTTCAAATCCCTTTAACGTTTTTTTAGTTTCTGACGAGAGTCCAGCCCAGACCTTTAAATAAGTCTGCCATTTCTTATCACTCCTTTTCTTCGCAGAAGGATTAAGTAGCTCATAGCGTTTTCGGAAGTAATCCTTTCTATCTTTAAATTTGTACTCATACTTTTCTGACCATCCCATGATTATGAAGTGAGGTGGTGTGATGAGAAACGTGTCCACGAAAGGCTACTTAAAATTCTCCCACCCCACATATTAGACTGTCTAACTTCATTTAAATAAATTGTCTTGCCACTGTGTAGTGACAACTGAAAGTTTATATACTAACATCTGTTCTTAATATTTACAATGGAAGCAAGAATTGTAGAAACGAAATCTGAAACGGTCCGTGAGGGCGATAGGATTATAGTAACGACGACTAAAATATCTAACATGGATATGGTAGAAGCAGAAAAGGAAATGAAAGCAGTGAACAACGGCATAGAACAAATAAATATTAAAATGTCGCAACTGAAATCAGAGATTAATAGTAGAGAGGAAGTTATTAAAGAACTTAATGTAAGTGAGCCTAATATAGCTGAATTTCGTAAAAACGCACAAGCAGTTCAATCTGTAGATTCGTTAGAACAAATGAGAACACAGATGGAATCTTTAACTGGCGAACTCGATAGACATACTGCAGTTAAAGAAGATATAGACAAAGTGTTGAATGGAACTAACTAAGAAAGAGATAGTCGCTTTCCGTCAAGAGAGAAAACTTAAAGAAGAAATAAGTAAACTTACGAAAGCACACTTAGAGGCAATCCATGCTTGGCGTAATGCTCAATCTAACAACGTTTCGAAACCAGAAGAAAAGGCACTCGTTAAATATGCGAATAGCCTTCAATTCAAAATATTGTTAAAAACAGAGGAGCTTAATAGTCAAGGGTGAGTGACCGGGTTTTATTTGCGTTTTACCCTTCACCTCTCACCCATGACATTCATGATGGAAAAAATAGTACGATGTAGAAACAATTGCGGAAACTACGCAGATAGTTTCGTATGTAAAAATTGTTATCATCACGCACAGAATGAACCTCTGGAGGCTGAGTGGAGTAGGTATAGATGGACAACGAAGAAAAGAAACGGCTAAGTGATCCAGAGTGGGTGAAGAAGGCATGGGAGAATTACAATGAATATTTTAATTCATTAACTCATGAGCGACAAGAAGAAGTAACAACTATGCAGGAGGAATTTGAATCATACGAAGATGAAAGCGGAAAATGGCGGATTAGGAGATTTAGGAAAAATACTCGCTGAATTACCTGATAACGAAGAAACACGGAGGAAAGCATTACTTCTCCGAGAATTTTTAGTTACGGATGAAAACGCGAGAGTTCAGATAGCTGATATAGAGAATGGTGTATTTAGAGATACGCTTAATGCTGATGAAGCTGCTCTAGCAGAAAGATTATTTAATAATATCAAAAATGAATTCGAGATTAATTCACAGAAGGACATGATGGACTTGTGGCTTATGGTAGCTTTGTTTACTAAGTCTAAAAGGTTCATGCGTGCTGAATCTAAAGATGTGGCTTTCATAAATAGGTTAGCATCAATTCAGAAAAAGTTTTTAGATTCTTATTCACAGTTAGGTCGAGAACTTGGTTTGTCACGACAACAACGTTTAATAAGAAGGGTCTCCACTATGGATAGTACAGGAAGCATCACTGAATTGTTCGCTGGAATAGCACAAGTAGAAATGGCGACACCAGCAAAAAGAAAAGCTAAGAAAGATGGGATTTCAAATCGCGAGCGAAAACAAGTTAAAGCAACTACCCGAAAAAACGCTAAAAAGTCTTAAGGATACACTAACGGACCCTTCAACGTTCTGCAGAACATTTTTTCAAAATCCTTTAAATCCAAAAGAAGCCTTTGAACCAACGTGGTATCAGAAAGAATTTTTTGATTGCGATAAGAGATTCGTAATGGTTAATGCTGGTCGGCAAGTAGGCAAATCAGAAATGGTTGTTAAGTACGCTTTATGGACAGCTTTCACAAAGCCACGTTCTAAAATACTTTTTATATCTGCTTCACAAAGACAAGCAGGTTTATTACTTCATAAAGTTCGAATAGATATTGAAGGGTCAGAAATACTTACAAAGTCGGTCGTGCGGGCAAGCCGCACCGAAGTCCACTTGGATAATGGAAGCATGATTATATCGTTACCACCAAGTGAATCCACTATTAGAGGATATACAGCAGACATTGTTTTTATTGATGAAGCTGCACACGTCTCAAGTGATGAATTATATTTTGAAGTAGTGATGCCTATGATTATCAGAACCAATGGGCGTATTGTTTTAACAAGTACTCCTTATGGTCAATCGGGATTTTATTATGAACAATACTTAGCATGGACACAAGACGAGGAACGTTCGAAAGTTTTTCACTTTCCTGCGTTGTTTGAAGGGAAACCTCTTGCTCCAGGTGTTGACCTTCGTGATTTGGAGTCGCAACGAATAGCAATGGGACCAACTCGTTTTAAAGTAGAATACATGGCTGAGTTTGTAGATGAGGGGGTATTATTCTTTCCAACTACTTTAGTAAAGAGCTCGGTTGAAAATTACGAATTACCATCACATGGTTCTCCTGATGGAGAATATTATATGGGGATTGACTGGGGAAAGCAAAAGTCGTCTACTGTAATAACTATAGTGAAAAAAAATGATGCTGCTCCACATAAAGTAGTCTTTCTGAAAGAATTCCGACAAGTTTCGTATGACCAAGTTATAGGACACGTTTTAACCTACGCGGAGCGTTTCAACATTAGAAAGTGCTTAGCAGATACTGGAGCTGGTTTAGCACAGATAGACCAGTTAAAAGCATCGGGGCTTAGAATAGAAGGTTTCAATTTCACAGTTCAAAAGAAAGTAGATTTATTTTCTAATCTTAAATTATTAATGGAAACAAGAGGAATTATATTACCTAATAACGATAAGTTGAAAGGACAGTTATTATCTTTCACTCAGGAAGTATCTAAAACAGGAAAGATGTTATTACACGCTCCTCCAGGAATTCATGATGATTATGTAGATAGTTTAGCACTTGCTGCATTCTGTGTAAAAAGAAGAAGAACACCAATGTTTTTTAGGCAAGCGCGTCAACCAAAATTCTTTTTAAAGCAAAAGTTTTAAATAGAAGGTTGAATTATAGTAATTATCCTCTTCATGTTCATGGCAATAAAATTACCTTTCCTTGATTATTTTAAGGAAGCTGGAAAAGGCGTAATCGGAAATACCAAAGGGTATGCGTCTGCAATTAGCTTCGGCAATGATTATAAAGACAATCTCAGTGCTTATGAGGAAATTTATAAAACAATGCCCTTGGTTCAGGCAGGTATCAATTATACAGCAGACCTTGCAGTCGGAACGGGCTATATGCTCATCTCAGAGGATGAACACGCTAAAGAGGTAGTTTCAGAATTTTTAGACAATCAAGAGTTCTCACTATTGATGCATAGAGTAACTCGACATGTTTTAGTTTATGGGAATGCGTATTTAGAATTAGTACGTCTTGACGATAAGTTAGTAGAATTAAAATTATTACATCCAAAGACTATCAAAGTTAAAGTAAGTAAGACGGGTGATATTCAAGGATATGAACAAGCTATCGGTTTTAATCAGAAGATTGAATTTACTCCGGAAGAAATTGCTCACTTCAAATGGAATGTAATTGGAGATAGTATATACGGAACTTCAGTCATTGAAGCAATTCGTTCAGTAATAAATGTAAAAGCTCAAATGGAGAATGATTTAAGATTAATCTCTCATAGATATGCTGCTCCACAAATTCAGTATAAATTAGGTTCTGAAATGGAACCCGCAACAGCAGAGCAAATTACAGAATTTAATAATCAATTAGATAACCAAAATCCAGAAATGGATTTAATCACAAGCCACGCAGTCGAAGCACATGTAATAAGACCTCTTGGTACAAATATCGGTGTTGAGGGATTTCTGAGTCATATTGAAAATCAAGTCATTGCTGGAATCCAAGTTCCTGAAGTTGCGCTTGGACGTGGACAAAGTATTACGGAAGCTACAGCTAAAGTTCAAATCGGAATTTTTGATAGACGTGTTAAATCAATTCAACGAGAGTTGTCAAGACAATCGGAAAGATTAATCATTCAAGAAATAGTTACTTCAAAAGTTTTAATTGAATTCGGAGAATTTGAGAAAGAAGATGAAGATGTCAAAGTTAATAGATTATTACGATTAAAAGCAGCAGGTGTTGTTACTCCACAATATGTAGCTCATCAGTTAGATATTCCTAAAAAATACATTCCAGACGAAATTAAACCAATCAACGGAGGCGGAGATAAGGCTTTGAAAGGTTTAGATGATTCAAAGAAAGATGTTAATCCACCGAAGCGTCCTTTATCAGAAGGTTTTTATTATGTGAATGCTACAGGGGATATTGAGGGAGTAGGAAAAGACTAATGGTAAAACTACATGAGTTATTAACAATATTAAATGTTCCATTTAAACTAGTAAGAAATCCCTACAATTTTAATCAAGTAATGCCTGTACATGAAGGAGACGATGCGGACCTTATTTTCAGAAATGGACAACCATTTTATAGAAAAACTTATGGGTTAGGTACAGGACCGAACTCAGGAAAACAATGGGCATGGAATATGTTTAGTAATAAAGAAGACACCACTAATATCGATTTCACACTTACTAATGCTTTGAAGAGATCTGAACCGGGTGACGATAATAAAGTCACAAATCGTAAATCATTAAGAAATTACTGATTGGAAACGCAAAGGAGATATAATGAAAAACGAGAAAATATTAAACGAGAAAATATTAACATATAACGTAGAGTTCGTAGCAGAAGGAGGCGAAGATAATGATTACATCATTTCTGGTACGGCAATTAAAGAGACTACATCTTTAAATCGAGTGAGATACCCAGCTGATGTTTTAAGAGAAGCTGCTCAGTCATTAGAAGGAGTACCTCTTTTGAAGGACCACCATAATTCAGTTGATAGTATAGTTGGACGAGTAACTGAAGCAATGTTTAATGAAGATTCAAAAGCAGTAAGATTCAAAGCGCAGATAATGGATAGTGCAGTTTCAGAAAAGATTAAACAAGGATTAATCAAACATGTATCTGTCGGCTCACATTTCACAGGCGTTAAATCAGAAACCGTAGACGAAAAGAGAATATTCGTTCCTACTGGTATCAAATTCCTTGAACTCAGCCTTGTCGCAGTGCCTGGTGTTGCCGGTGCAACAATAGACACAGCAATTGCTGAGTTTGTCAAAGAGCAAAATGAAGTATTAGATAACTTAGAAGAAGAGACTAAACTTCGTGAGCATAGGAAACTTTTGTTGATAAAACATAAATTACTTCTAGAAAAGAAGTTAACAACTAAAGCAAGAAAAGCATTGCCGTCTTCGGCATTTGCTTATCCGCCAACAAGAAATTTTCCAATACAAGACGCAAGTCATGTTCGAAGTGCCCTTGCTTTCATATCACAAGGAAAATGGGGTGGAGTTCCACCTGCGAAAAGAAAAGCTGTATTGAGGAAAGTCATTGCGAAAGCAAAGAAGTTCGGAATTACAGTGGGAAAAGGAATGCTAAAGAAAGCAGGAATATAAAATGAAAGAAGTAGAAGAATTAAAACAAGAAATTGAAAGACTTAAATTACAAGTCGAAGCAGAAGCAGAAGCAGAAGCTGAACCAGAAGCTGAACCAGAAGCAGAGGAATCTGAAGAAGGTGATGATGATAAAGGTGAAGGTGAAGCAGACGCTGAATCCGAAAAGCTCGTCAAACTTAATCGAGAGATGAAAGAATTGAAGAGAGCTCTAGGTACACTGACAAAAGAAGTGGTGAAGTCAAAATCGGTTATTTCTTCCGAAACTAATAATCTTCCACTCTGGATGGGTTCCGAAGTATCACAAGATGATTTTGGAAACTATACAGCAGAATGGAATTATGATTATTGGTCGAAGGAACATCCGCTAAGCTGGAGGAACGTAGAATAAAATGGTAAGTAGTCAATTAATTAATATGCCAGGAGTAACGTTCCACGCAGTAGCATCAGGCAGCGTAAGCGCTGGTGATCTATTAGCTTCAGCATCAGCAGATGATGTAATGACCGCTATAACCTCTGCAGGTTATGATGCTAGTACAGTTAAAGTAGCAACATCAACCGCAAGTGATGACTTAATCAATGTGGGAATAGCCCTTACAGACGCAGCAACTACAGAAACTTTATCTGTAGCGACCTCAGGAATGTTTATCCTCGAGGCAGGTGCAGCATTTACAGCTGGAGCATTTATCGCTTCAGAAACAACTGCTCAAAAACTTGAAGACTCAACAAATGCTTTGAAAAGTATTGGTAGAGCTCTAACAGGTGCATCTACATCCGGTAAATATGTACTGGTAAAACTAACAATATAGGAGGAATGAGAAAATGCCAACAAACCCGTTAAGTACTGGATCTACCAGTACAGGAAGTAACATACTAGCTCCGGCTATGGTATACAAAACAATTATGGATGCCGTACGAAGAGGCTTAGTATTGAGACCACTTGCAGCAGTCCTCATACCGCCGTCACAAATCCCTGGTTCGTCAATAAAAATAAGTTTACAAGACCCAGAGACTATGACAGTACATGAAGTTGCTGAAGGAGCTGAAATCCCATGGGACCACGAGAGTTATACACAAAGAACAATTACACCACTTAAGTATGGAGTAAATGTTGGAATCACTCGTGAGATGATTGAGGATTCACAGTTCGCAGTAATACAACTGAACGCTGAAACAGCAGGTTTCGAACTCGCAGACAAGGAAGATAGTCTAATTGTAACGCAATTAGATTCAGCATCCACCGCAGCAGGTAACGATGTAGCAAATAGTAACGCAACATTGCCAATATCTGATATAACGCAGGCTATGCAGAATCTTGAAGCAAACAATTATACGGCTACACACATGCTTGTGGGTGCAGAAGTTGCTAACGATTTGAGAAACATTGACACTTTCAACGAAGCTGATAAAACAGGTGGACCAAGTGCGGTTAATACCCGATTAATTGGTACAATCTTCGGAATGAGAGTAATAATGTCTACAAACGTTTCAGCAAAACTGGCTTATGTAATTGATGCAAGCAAATCTTTCACAATTGCAGAAAAGCGAGGAGTTACTCTAGAAAACTATAACGACCACTCAAGAGACATGAGACACGTTGTAGCAACAATGAGAGTAGCAGCAGGTTATCTATTCGCAGAAGCGACAAGTGAGATAACCACCCTGTAGGAGCACTAGATGGCTATATACTTTAAAGGTAGCGTGAATGGGCTTTCGAAGGGATTCGGACGTAGAGATATAATGAATACCAACGGAGATCCAAACGGAATAGCGAGCGCAGTCCCTGGGGACGTAGCTTACGATTCCGACAACGACCTATACTTTGAAAATACATCAGCTAGTGTGTGGGCGGCACGAACTTAATTGACCAATGGTAGACATTGATTATTTAGTTCAGACCTTGAAAGATGGTGGGTTTAAAGACCCATTATTAGGGTTGGATTGGGAAGCTTCTCTAAGAAGCAACCTAAAACCAAGAGTCGTTCGTAAACGGAGTAGCAATAAATAGGGGGGTTTCGACCCTCCTCTTTCTTTTTTAAGAAAGGAATAACCAAGGAGAAAAAAGAAAAATGGCAAATTACACAGTAGACGATTTCAGTTTCGGACCAAACAATTTAGCTGGAGTATTAGCAGCAATGGAAACAAAGCTGGAAACAATAACTAATACGAAGACCATATACTTGCTAGAGACTAAACATCTTTATGGCGATGTATTTATGGGAACGTTAATTGTAGAAACCTAAAACGAAACGTATGAATTGGGGAGAGTGTGGATAGAAAATGGCACAAATAATAGGGGCCTACAATACGAATATTAAGTCTGGTCAGTCTGCCTTACAGAAAGTAACAGCAACCACGGTGGGTACATCGGACTGCCTAGATGTAAATATCGTCGCCGGTTCTTCATCAGGAGACCAATATACTGACGGAACAACTGTAGCTGGTGGACAAAAAGGAACTGTCGCAATGGGGACAGATGGAACTGACCTTCAATTCTTATCAACAAATTCAAGCGGAAGACTACAGGTAGATATAACTTCTGGAGGAGGAAGCAATGATTCTGTTATAACCGATGACTCAGCCTTTACTGCCGCATCAGATAAACTTACAGTAATTGGTGGTTTTTATACTACCGACCAAGTAGACGTTGGCGATGTTGGAGCATTTAAAATAAATGCTGACCGAGAACTCGCAGTATTTTTAGGAGAAGCTTTACCTGCTGGTTCCAATGTGATTGGTGGAGTTACACAATCTGGAACGTGGGACCTTAATGATATAAGTGGAACTATTTCACTACCTACTGGTGCAGCCACAGAGGCTACACTTTCTAGTATTGATACAGACACAACCACAATAGCAACCAAAGTAACAGACATTGAAACTAATACAGATGCTTTAGCAACNGTAACTAAAACTACAGTCGGAGCAGATACTGGATTAGATGTAAATGTTATCAAAGGAATTAATGTAGAAGTAGATTTAGATGCAGCAGATGATAGTGTTTTAGTCTACGGATATGATGGAAGTTCTAATCAGAAAATAAAAACAGACTCAAGTGGTAATGTTCAAGTAGATGTAGTAGCATCACTACCAACAGGTACTAATTCAATTGGTGATATAGCTACCGTAGCTACAGTAACTACCATAACTAATGATGTGAGTATAGATGACGGTGGTAATTCAATAACCGTCGATGGAACTCTCGCAACTACTCAGAGTGGAACATGGACAGTAGGCGTTACTGAAATAGATACTGATGATTTAGACACAGGCGGAGGAACAGATACTCAAGCAATTTTTGGAGTGGCTTTACCTGGAAGTGGAGGACACACTCTATGGGATTCAAGCGTTAAATTAAAAGACGGTGCAGGAACAGATTTAACTTCAACACTGATTGGAAGTGACCAATCTTTAGATGTTAATATTGCTGGTGGAGCTACTCTTACGATTTCTGGAGAGTACACAGACGATAGTACTTTTAGTGTAGGCGTGGATGACGGTATGGCTATTGGTGGTGTATTCACATCTGACCAAGTAGATAGCGGAGATTTTGGTGTCTTTAAAATAAATGCTGATAGAGAACTTGGCGTATTCTTGGGTGAATCTTTACCAACAGGAACAAACTCAATTGGTGATATTGCCAATATAACTAATACAGTAAGTGTTGATGATAATGGTGGAAGTCTAACAGTGGACAATTCAACTTTATCTGTAGTAGGTGGTGGAACTGAAGCTACAGCTCAACGAGTAACAATAGCCAATAATTCAACTGGAGTATTATCTGTAGATGATAACGGAGGAAGTTTAACTGTAGACGGAACGGTGGCTGCCACTCAGTCAGGGACATGNNNANNTNGNACAAGAGGANTAATAACACCGTATACNGAAGAATCCGCAGGAATACCNCAAAANAGTATNGCTTGGAACTCAGCAACTTCAGGACCAATATTAACAAAGTTTAGATTATTAGGAATTACTTGTAAATTCGGAGGAATACCAACAGCTAACGATTTCAAAGTATCATTAAATTCACCAGCAGCACCATTAGCAAATGTAACTTATTGGGAAGTAAATCCAGGTTCATTAGCGTTAACAGACCTTTCTTGGCATCCAGATGGTGAAATTATAATCGATTCAACAATCGGAGAGTCTTTAGCTATTGCTTGGACTAACGCAGTAGCTCAAGTAGATTGGGGGCTAAGAGTCGTAGTAGAGGAAGTAACTCCGTAAAATGGCAACCAATTGGGAAATTCAAGGTGTAAGACTTGACGGAAAAGCCAGTATAGATGCGTGGGATGTTTATGTTAATCAAAACTTATCAGTATTAGGCACAACTACATTAACTGGACTTTTAACTGCTGGGAGTGGAGTCGCAATAACTGGAAACAGTACACTTGCTGGAAACTTAGCAATTACAGGTGATTTAACAGGTACAGGAGATATTACTCGAACGGGAGACTCAGCCATTACAGGAGATATTACAGGTACAGGTGATATTACCCGAACAGGAAACTTAGAAATAACTGGAAACATAACTGGAACTGGAGATATTACTAGAACAGGTGATTCAGCAATAACTGGAGATATAACTGGAACTGGAGATTTAACTCGAACTGGAACAATTAGCTTAACAAATACAACTACAGGCGCAGGTGGAGTTTTAGTTAATTCAACCCACGCATCAGGAGATTCTCAATTAGAATTACAAACAACAGGTGGTTCATCATTTTTATATACGAATCAGGATGGAGATTTAAGTATCTGGTCAGACGTAGGACCTGTATCTCAATCCTCAGGTGGGGCTTTATCCACCTTTAATTTATCATTAGGGGCAGGTACAGGAACTTTCAATAAATCATTTTTATATGCTCAAACACTAACTGAAAGTGGTGGAAATTATGCTACAGGTAAAGTAGAGATTAATGAAGCTGGAGCAGATATGGACTTCGAAATTATAGTAAATGGTTCTGGAACTTTGCCTGCTGCCTTTAAAGTAGATTCAGGTTTAAATTCAGGATATGGTTCAGTTCAAGTAGATACTGAATTCAGATTAAAAGCAGATACAACAAGTAATATTGTTGGAACTATGCCCGATGCTGCTGCGGGAAGTACGGCTTATTCAACAACAGCTAATGCTCCAGTTGCTTTCGATGGTGCTGCGTGGAATACAATGGGAAGTTCAGGAACTTACGTCTTTTACAAAGATGTACAAGTAACAACTCTTGATTATCTAAATGTATCTGGCGACTCAGGTAATACTATTCAAGATTATATTATGCCATTTAATGGGTTTATAGTTGGACATGGAGTTAAAATTGAAAACGCAATGGTAGGAGGANATGTTATGAATGCTCATATAGTTTATAATGGAGTACCTCAAGCTATTGGTGCGACGAGTATAAACGCACCTGATTCAACAGGATTTTCTCCAATTCAAATTGGATTATTACCGTTCTTAGCAGGAGAGAGAGTCGGAGCTGCCACAGACGTAGTAATCGGAACAACATTACCAGGAAAAGTAAGCACAAACGTAGTAGTGCTATTTGTAATACCTGCGTAGCTAAAGTATAAATATATAGGATAGATTAAATAACAGGAAGGACAACACTTAAATATGCCAACATATTGTGACAGCGATGATGTATACAGAATAGGCGGTTTTACTTCAACTGAAGT